TTTGAAATCGCACGAAAGAATTTTTGTTTTTTCTTGTGTGTGGTCGTCCGAATCGCTTGCGAATCTGACAGGGCCGAAAGGATTTTTTGTCTTTGGATATGTATTGGGCTACCTGCCCCCGCCGAATCATCCCGCAGAATTATACAGGGGCCCCATAGGGTATGTCAACAGAAATCGCACGATATCGACACGATTCTTCCTAGATTGTGTAGTTTATGCAACAGAAGGGCGCTAGTATGTGGCAAAAGTGTCACACTTTGGTAGATTCTTGGGTATTGACAAAAGAATTTCTTGCGCTAGAGGGGCGATTCGCCAAGCACATAGGTATTGATTCGCTTTGCTATGTAATATCGCTTGATATGTTATAACGTAACACAACCACAGCCTAAGCCCTTGTTGATACGGTATAATACCACCACAGCCACCACAACCACAGACAAGACCACAGACAAGCGAAAGCCCTGCCAAGGCGGGAGATACCAAGGCAGGGCTTAGGCGGGCTGTAGGGCCTGTTACAGGGGCGCTATGTAGGACTCCAACGGCGTGGCAATGGTTCAACGTCAACCAGTTCTGACTCTGGATAGGATAGATCAAGCGCCCCTTTCAAGTGTTCAAAGTCGAAAGCCCGTAGGGTCACATTGAACTCTTCACCTAGCTCGTCACGTAGGACACAAGCCCAACGGATAGACTCTTGCTTATGTGTCATTGATCCACCCCCAATTCAATTTCTAGGTCGTCCAGTATACCATAAAGGCGACTCGCATAGTGTCCTTTGTCGTTTAGCCTTAGCCCGTCAATCAAATCTGACACTTTGCCCAAGGCCTTTTCAATTTCGTTTAATTCTGACTCGTAGGTATATTTTGCATATTCAAATTCGCTCATTGTTCTGACTCCAATGTTGAAACGTGATAGCCACCAATGTGGGGAATGAAAACCCCGTATCCGTCACGGTCAAGGTATGTGAATTTGCCAAGGGCATAGCCAAAAGCGATTAGGTAGATTGCAAGGGCGATTCTAGTCATTACAGAAGATCCATAAAGCCATCAGTGAGCCAGTGGGCGATTGCGAAGGGGATTGCGATTGAAGCGGCAAGAATTGCGATTGTGAAAAGCATTGTCTGGACTCCTTATTGGTAAACATAGGCAGAATAGAGCATTGCGCCAAGCGATACAATAGCGAAACCGCAAGCTACGAAGCCAAGGCCGATTGCGCCGACCATACCGAAAGCCAAAGCCAGAGACAGGTGAAGCAAGGTTGCGAGAGTGAACAAAAGAACATAAAGCATTGTGACGTTTCCTTGTGTTTTCGTTTCCGTTAATTGTTTGTCGCATATCCGCTATTGATTCGCAAGCAATTCTTTCGCTTTTCTTTTGCTTGTGCCATGGGCCACGATTGCCACGGATTTACCTTTGACCGAAGCCCCCGCACAGAGCTTGCACGATGCACAGGTTGCCCGCTTGCCCATTTCCTCAGAGGCGGGGCAGACAGTCTCACGGCCCTTGACCACATCGGCCAGACTGGCAATCACCCGAAACGTCCGTTCGCCCCGTTGCCATGCGGACTCCGCTTGTGCCAGAGAGTCGGCGCTTGTCATAATATGTTGCGGCATAGGATTCACAGCGCCATGAGTATAGGCAGTCCAGCCCTCGCAAGCTGCAATCAGCGACTCCCAAATGTAATTCGGCACAGCGCAGGGGTCGCCATATGTCCCTAAGCGCACCATACGCCCTAGGCCAAGCGCCCGAATTGCCTTGTGCCCCGTTGCGTATCCGTAGCGCCCCGCCTTGTATGCCTTAAACTTGCCAAGGGGGCCATGCGCAAGCGTGACGTAACAAGTCCGATCTTTCGCTTGCCCCGTTTCGCCATCATGCGCTTGACCACGATGCGGGCAAGATCCGCAGATTGATTCATCCGCACCAATCCGACTCGCTGTAATTGGGTCGATATCGCTTCGCAGAATATACGTCTGCACCATGTCACCCGTCTTGCGATTGCCACTGTGCGTCTGTGCGATTGCGACAATGGGTTGCCCGTCAATAAGGCTTGGCCCCTCGTAAATGATGAAAGATTGAGAATTGCTTGCCATTGTAACGACTCCTTGCGTTGGCGTGGGTGGGGGCTTGCGCCCCCCTTTGGTCTATATCAGAGGCCCCGAACTTGCGCAAGGGCAGAGAGTGCCTTTTGCATCTCACTTAGGGCAAGGCCCAATTGCGAGAGCTTGCGGATTGCTTCAATCTGATCACGGCGAGTCTTGAATGAGCCTTTAGCCAGATCATCAGAAGCGGCCCAATAGGTGTTAAACATTACATCAAATTCATGGCGCAGGCTCTCATTCATATCTGTGGCACGTTCTTTGATTACTTCGGTTAGGGCTTGATTCGACATTGTAACAATTCCTTTTGTTGTCGGTTTCGATATAAGTATATTGCCCAATACCCAAACGATTCGCAAGCCCCAAAAGCACTTATTTGCACCAAAAGATTATACATAATTGAGGTATGCAGAAAACGCATAGCAGCTATGACTTGACTCTTTGATATTCGCATCTGGCAGACTCGAATCATGTATAGAAACTATGTGTCAGGATTCATCTATGATTCCTATATCTAAATCTTATACGCAATCGCAATATGTATGTGAATTATACATAAATCTTAGACTGCGACAATTTGTCACATTGACTCTGACTCGTTGTTGTGGTAAGGCGAATCAGTATGAAAATTATGCACAAATGCTGCACATGAATATTAGACATAAGACCCCTACCGAGGAAAATGTTCGCCTGACCCCTACCGAGGGAAATGTTCGCTTGACCCCCGCCAGTGGAAATTAAGATCTTGACCCCACCGATGGAAATTGATAATGTGATTCGTAGATCGAAAAGGAGAAAGCAAATGACTACAGTAGAACTTAGAGAGATCGCACAAGACCTAGGCCTCAAGATTGTAACTGCACAAGGTGGTGGTTGGTGGCTAACCAAAGAGGATGGCTCTGATGTATGGACAGACGAGAACTTCTGCGCCAGTCGGGACGAGATCAAGTGTAAGCTAGATGAATACAAAGCTGAACTTAGTTGGTCGTAACAGGAGACCCCCACGATGGAAATTAGGGCTTGACCCCCACGAGAAAATTGTTCATAAACGAATCAACAACTGAAGGAGAAACAAAATGCAATATCTAGCAAAGATTAACATCGGAGCAGGTGGAACTTGGGCAAAAGGTGAAACAAAAGACGAGGCCTTAAAAAACTGCATCAAGCGAGCCATCGAGGATTGGTCTGGCATCTATGACATCAAGCGAGCCATCAAAGAACACGAAGTAGATGTTAAAATATACAAAGATGGTGGAACCGATAGTTTCGAGGACGATACCTACATTGAGACAGTAACACCATAACTCAGGGGGCCACTTAAGGATAAAAACGATGGAAATTAGTAAAGCTGTAGAGATGGTGAAAGAACTAGGTCACACCTATGCAGTCCTGATGGCTGAGAAAGGTTACAACCTAGACGAACACACACCCTTGATGAATGGTCTGGCAGCGTATCATATGCTCGAACTCAAGAATGAGGTTAAAGACCTTGACGAATCAATTCATCAGGTAGTAATGTTAGCTTACGAAATGGCAAAGGAGCAATGCCCATGAACATTGAGAGCAACCACTACATCATCGGACTAGTCACTGAGCATGGGGTTATCCCACTAGACGTAGGCCGTAGGTATGGACAGGTAGCAGCACAGCTACGAGCAGAAGAACTTGAACTGACACAAGAAGCTGAGAAAAAGGCTTTACAAGGCATCAAGTTTGTGGCACTGTCTTCAGTAATTGATCTAGAGTAAGGAGAATCACTATGACACCTGAACAAGTTAAAGCTGCTGTAGAAGCAAAAGGCACTAAGTTCGCAACTGTTAAGTTCATCAAAGCGGATGGCAGTGAGCGAGTAGTCAATGGCCTGTTCAAACCCACAAGCAAGATCGTTGGGTCTGACAAAGGTCTAGCACAAGGTGAAGCTATGAAGGCACGGGGGCAGATCCCAATCTATGAGGTGTCGTCTAAGTCATGGAAGAGCTTCTATGCTGAGAAAGTAATAGAGATTAGTTGACTCTCTCCCTTCATTAACTAATACCACTTATACCACTACTAACGGAAATAGAAAATGCTAGAAGTCTTGTGCCTGACAGTCGCTATCTACTATGAAGCCAGAGGTGAACCCATCGAAGGACAGGCGGCTGTCGCACAAGTTATACTTAATCGTGTGCAGCACTCTGACTTCCCTGATGATGCCTGTGCTGTAATGTTCGAACCTAACCAATTCTCTTTTGTTGGTGACCCGTCTGACCTCATACCCCCTATGGTGGAAAATGAGCAGGCCCGTAGAGCCACGGAGAGAGCCGCTGAGGTGGCACTAGAGGTTGTCGAGGGGTATCATACCCACATTACCTCAACACACTTCCATGCGGCTTATGTAGACCCCTTCTGGTCTGATGAATATACGCTTGACTTTCAGGTAGGGAATCATATCTTCTACTCATGTCAACCCGAACTTAGAAATTGCTGACGCAATAGAGGAACTGCTAATCATGTCTTATCACAAATACCCTGACCTCACACCTGTAGACACAACCATTAAACGCCTTGAGCAACGCTATGGTGACTTGTTGTGGGATGACCCTGACCATGCTGACAGTATGGATGCTATCAATATCATGCGTGAGCTAGACACACTGTATGCTGCACGCCAGAGAGGAGAACTCTATGTCCCGAACTTCTGATTGCTTCGATGAATACGGAAACTATGGTGAAAACAATGGCCCCCTACCCCCTACGAAGAAATTAGCCGCAGGCAACGAGGACACTTCTATAAGGGAAATGACTGACGAAGAACGTCAGAGAGCTAAAGAACGTGAGGCAGCTAACAAACAAGGAGATGGATGATGACTGACACACCAACCCCAGAAGCTATCGTAAAGGCGGCGCTTGAGCGGGCTGCGGACACGCTGATGTGCAACTGCAAAGGTGACTGTGAGTGGCCTGCACAGTGTCCACAGCACGATGTTGAAGCAATCCTCGCTCTCGCATCTGACCAAGCAGAGGTGGCGCAGATCATCCAGAACGCAGGCGGGCAGACTGACCCATACCTATACGCCGTGGGCTACGATGTGGGCTTTGAGGATGGCTTCAAGGAGGCGCAGGGTCGGGTTAAGGAACTGGAGGCCGACAACAAAGGTCTTCGACACATGATCCTAGACCAGATCAACAGCACGGGCGATGACCCTAAGATTATGGCTGCGACACGGGCAGAATGGGCGGCACGGGCGAAGGATGCGGAGGCCAAACTGGCGAAGGCGGTGGAGGCTCAGGAGTATTACAAGGATAAATGCGAAAGAGGAATTAAGCTTTTCCCAAACGGCAAATCCGCTGCCACCACTTTCGCAGAACTGAAAGGAGACAGTGATGAACAAACCACTGACAGTAATAATTATTGATGGTGCGACTTGGTATTCAGAGGATGATTGGAAAGCCTTGGTTGCGAAGAAACTTGAAGCAGAAGCCAAGCTAGTTCTTGCCTCCAAGATGCTGCCTCGTGCGACTATAGCCATACTCAAAGACCGCAAGCAGGAGGCGATAGATGTTCTTGAAACGGTTATCGAAGAACTGAAAGGAGACAGTGATGGCTGAAACAATCGGAACGCTTGTGTTTATGAACGCTGACGCAACTCCTAAAAACACCGCAATCCGATGTTCGGCTGAAAGCGTTGCAGACATCATGGATTGGTATGGAGCGTTCTCAGCTTACGATAGATACACTGTCGCATTTAACGGGCGAAATGTTCCCATGGATATTAACGGAGAGTGTCTATTAACTGTTGAGCAACTGAAGGGAGACAGTGATGGCTAACCATTGGCACTACCAACTGATGTATCACAAAGTCGACATGAAAAGTTTTGTCGATGGAGACTACTACGCCATTCACGAATACTACCCCGACCAAGACGGTGACAGTTGGACTGAAGCACCTGTAGATGTGACTGGTGATACCATTGAGGAAGTCAAAGAGGTGTTGCAGATGATGCTCGAAGACATCGAAAAGCATGGAGTGAAAGACTATGACTAAGATCGCAGTAACACTGATTGATTGCATGGGGTCTGACCTTTCTGTCGTGAATGCAGCCCGAGTGTCCTTCGGTAAGAAGTCTGAGTGGGTGTGGGAAGAGTTTGGCGGTAAGGTGATCTATAGGGATAGCTACGCCCGTCTGTCTGATCGTGACACCAAGCTGATCAATTACCTAGCCAAGCATAAGCACCTATCACCCTTCGGTCATGCCTTTGCATCATTCCATGTGAAAGCACCTATCTTCGTAGCACGACAGCTAGTGAAGCATAAGTTCCTACGTTGGAATGAGATCAGCAGACGCTATGTGGATGAAGAGCCTGAGTTCTATGTGCCTGATGTTTGGCGTGGGCGTAGTGCTGACAAGAAGCAGGGCAGTGATGGTGTCGTTGATGTAGGTGATTGGGGCGATACTAACTGGGCCTGTCTCATTGCCTATAATGACCTGCTAAAGCATGGAGTAGCACCTGAGCAAGCACGTATGGTTCTGCCACAGTCCACCATGACTGAATGGTATTGGTCTGGTAGTCTTGATGCCTTTGCAGCAATGTGTAAGCTACGCTGTGCCTCTGACACACAGTATGAAAGCCGTATTGTTGCGGACGCTATTAGCGAAGAAATGAAACAACTGTTTCCAGTATCATGGAAGGCACTAATAGATGACTGAGTGGTTAGTAATTGCAGCCTTAGCTGTGTCGTTAGTAAATGCGTTTATGGTCATTGGTTTGACAGTTAAGTTTAAGGAAGCAAACAAGCTGATTGATATGCTGATACTTCAGTCGATCATAATTGCGGAGATAATTGAGCTAATGGAGCAAGAAAATAATGCAGATGAATGAGATTGTAACAATGTGTGAGCGGTTAGCCCGAAAGTTTAATCGGCCCCATCACTACGAAGATATGGTCAGTGAAGGTGTTCTGAAGGTCTACGATCTCTTGGACAAGAACCCTGAGACACACCCCGCTAACCTGTATCGTGAAGCAAAACGTAGGATGCACGACTACATCAACTTCGATTGTAATGGTCTGTCTGTCCCTGCCTCAAACACTGCTAGAGGGCTTTCTAGGACTGGTGAGGTAGTCAAGGGTAGCTCATGGTCAGAAGAGGCTGTAGATGGCCTTATGGCTGTCCTAGAGGCTGAATGGGGTGAGTATGACGATGACCTAACTGAGGGTAACTTTGCTACACCTGAAGAGCTTCTGATCGACAAGCAGACGAACCAAGTTTTGTCAGATGGCATTGCGAATCTACTTGACAGTGTTGAGGCTCAGATTGTAATCCTTCGTTACTTTGAAGATGCAACACAAGAAGAGGTGGCTGACCTGTTTGGACTATCACAAAAGAGTGTTTCAATCCGTGAAAAGAAGGCCCTACGAAAGCTACGGACGAAACTCTGTAACATTTTGTGAAGTATAAGATCTCGTCTGAGGTTCCTAATAGCAAGTGTCACCCTTACTTAAGTATTGTCTTGAGTATAATTATAATTACTTAAGATAAACTAAAGAGGAATACAGAAGTATGGAAGTAATCCACCAACCTTGTCCCTTTGAGGATTGTGGTAGTAGCGATGCCTTCGACTACAACACAGAGAAAATGACAGGTCACTGTAAGTCTTGTGATCGTGGCTACCCAAGCCGTGAACGGACATTCGAGTGGGCCTCAGAGAAATACCCTACTAAGGGAAATAGAGAGGAGTTTGACATATTGTCGTTCACACCTAAAGCAATCAAACCTGAGTCCCCCGACAGTGGAAATTGGGTAGAACTTCGTGGGGTCAAACCCCTCACGATGGAAAAGTTCAGCGTAAAGACATATCAAGATCGCCAAGAGTATGTCTACCCTAGCGGGGGAATTAAGGTTCGCCGCTTGGACGAGAAAGCCTTTTATGCCAAGAATGGTTTCAAGGGTGATGAACTCTTCGGTATGAACTTATTCCCTGCGGGTAGTTCCAAGAAGGTTACAGTTACTGAGGGTGAGCTTGATGCCTTGTCTGTGTATCAGATGATGGATCACCGCTACATTAACCCTGTAGTTTCTCTGCCTTCAGCAACACCATCGAAGAAGCTGTGGGAGAAATGTGCGGATTGGCTTAACTCTTTTGACCAGATTATCCTGTCTGTAGATAACGATGATGCAGGTAACAATCTGGCTAGTCGCATGGCTAAACTGTTTCCGAATAAGGTCTATCGTGTAGATCATGGGGACTACAAGGATGCCAATGACTTCTTGCAGGCAGGTAAGCAGAAGGAGTTTATGTCAGCTTGGTGGGGCGCACAGAAGTATGTCCCTGAGAATATCCTGAACACTACTGAACAGTTCTTGTCATTGTATCGTGACACCCCTGAACACCAGTATGTGCCAACAGGTATCCAAGCACTAGACGACAAGATCTTAGGTTTGATGCAGGGTCACTTCACAGTTATCAAAGCGCCTACAGGTATCGGTAAGACTGAGGTCATGCGCTATCTGGAATACAATATGCTACAGCGTGGTGTTCCTATTGCTGCATGGCACTTGGAAGAAACTAAACTACGTAGTCTACTTGGACTTGTGTCGTATCACCTGAACGATAACCTAACACGCCGTGACTTGATTGACGATAAGCAAGCAGAAGAACTTGTAGTCGATGCTATCCAAGAGCTAACCAAGGACGAGCTATTCTACCAGTTCTACCTATGTGACGGTCAAGGTGCTGACGATTTGATCGACCAGATCAGGTTCTTCAGTCAGGCAGCAGGTTGTAAGTTTGTATTCTTCGAGCCTATCCAAGATGTGGTTGTGGGAACGTCAGAGGAAAGCAAAGAGGCTATGTTGGCTGACTTGTCTATCCGCTTGTCAAAACTTGCAGCAGAACTAAACGTGGGTATCGTGACGATTGCTCACACTAACGAGAATGGCGACCCTAAGTATTGTAAGATGATTGGTCAACGTGCATCAGTCATTATCAATCTGGATCGTGACAAGGAAGCTGAAGACTTTGAGGAACGCAATACGACATATCTTCGGGTAGAGAAGAACCGTCCCTGCTCAGAGGAAGGCCCTGCGGGTCGTATGCGCTTTAACTCAGACACATTCACACTACGAGAGGTAATCTAATGTATGGACTAACACGCTCACTATTTAATGACCCATACGAGAAAAAAGCAGTTGCTTGGACGCTACATTGTAAAAACCCTGTAGAAGGTTGGTCTTGGAAGTTTGAGGACTGGGACGAGTTTGAAGAAAACTATGAAGAACGGACTCGTTGGGGAGAATGTTCTGGTGTAACTGTTCACTATGAGGACAACACTAGCAAAAAACATAAAATGAACGCTTGGAGTAACGGATGACAGTATTCGATATTGAAACTGACGGACTGCTTGACGAGCTATCGAAGATCCATGTTCTGTCGTGGTCTAACGATGGCGGCAAGACAGTCAAGTCCACAGGCGACTACGAGGAAATGAAGTATGTGCTTTTGAACAGTGACACACTGATTGGACACAACATCATCCGCTTCGATGTCCCAGCTATTGAGAAAGTGCTACAGATCAAGCTGACAGCCCGCCTGATCGACACTCTGGCTATCTCTTGGTATGTCAACCACCAACGTCCTAAGCATGGCCTAGAGGGCTACGGAGAGGACTATGGAGTGCCTAAGCCAGTTATCAAGGACTGGAACGACCTGACGTATGAAGAGTATGCCCATCGCTGTTCTGAGGACGTTAAGATCAACTCCCGTCTCTGGCGTGACCTAGACCTGAAGCTGAATAAACTGTATCAGGACTTGGACGAGAAGGATCGCTTCATTGACTACCTAACCTTCAAGATGGACTGCGCACGGGAACAGGAAGCCCTAGGGTGGAAATTAGACGTTGAAAGAGCGCAAGCAGCCTACGATGAAATCATGCGGCTCAAGACTAAGAAGGAAGAGCAACTGGCTGATGCAATGCCTAAGCGAGTGTTGACTGCTGTTCGCACTAAGCCAAAGGTAATGTATAAGAAGGATGGCTCTCTGTCGTCACATGGTGAGCGTTGGGTAGAGTTGTGCAAGCAACAGAAGATGCCTGAGACTGTAGCTAGTCTGACTGTAGTAACTGGTGAGGAACGGGCTAACCCTAACTCTAACGATCAGGTCAAGCAGTGGTTGTTTGGCTTGGGATGGAAGCCTAAGACTTGGAAGTTTGTGCGTGATAAGTCAACTGGCGAAGAGCGTATGATCGAACAGGTTCGTAAAGATGGAGAGTTATGTGAAAGCGTTCTTGATCTCATTGATGCTGACCCTGCCGTTAATGTTCTTGATGGCCTCACTGTTCTCAACCATCGTTCTGGTATTCTCAAGAGCTTTCTAGAGAGCCACAAGGACGGTTGGCTTAAGGCTGAGATCGCAGGGTTTACCAACACTCTACGGTTTCGTCATGCGAAGCCATTGGTCAATCTGCCATCTGTAGACAAGCCATATGGTGATGTGATACGTGGTGTCCTGACTTGCCCTGAGGGTTATACTCTCTGTGGTGCTGACATGACTTCGCTAGAGGATACAACTAAGCGTCACTACATGAAGCCTCTCGACCCTGACTATGTGGAAGAGATGTCTCGTGAAGGGTTTGATCCACACCTTGACCTTGCAAAGTTCGCAGGGGATGTAACACAAGGAGAGATTGATGACTACAACGAAGGTAAGCGTCCAGATATCAAACATCTGCGGAAAGCGTATAAGGTGGTCAATTACAGCGCAACCTACGGGGTGGGGGCAGCGAAACTTGCACGAGAGACAGGCAAGAGTGAAAAGGAAGCTAAAGCCCTCTTGGAAGCCTTCTGGCAGCGTAACTGGTCTATTGACAAAATCGCTAAGACGCTCCGTGTGAGGGAAGTGCATGGCAGTATGTGGCTACAGAACCCTGTGTCTAAGTTCTGGTATAGCTTGCGGTCTGACAAGGATCGTTTCTCTACCTTGAACCAAGGGACTGGTGTTTACTGCTTCGACACTTGGGTTGCGTTCTGTCGTAACAACGGCATCAAGACTATCGGTCAATTCCATGACGAGATCATCGCTATTGTCAAAGATGGTGAACAACAAAAGACTGAGGATACGATGAAATGGGCAGTGGAGAGATTGAACGAAAAGTTAGAATTGAACGTAACGCTTGGCACAGACGTGCAATTTGGCAACACCTACGCAGACATCCATTAATATGTCTAATTATTTCTCTGATTCGGGTATAATTTCGGATCTGAGGTTCCTATAGTATATTACTAGCCAGATGAAAGGAACTCGACAATGGCTCAATACCAAATGGAAATGATCTTGGAGTATGCAAAAGTATTCCCTGAGAACGCTGACATGGGCAACCCTGATGGCCCTACAGCAGCAAAGAACGTCCACAAGAAAGGTGGTCAGTATATTGTAAATGCCTACTTCACAGATCAGGAACAGATTGACTTCTTGGTCAGCAAAGGTTTGCAACTACAGCCAATGAACTCACCACGTATCATTGAAGGTAATGCTGAGTATGGTATTGGCAAATACATGAAGCTGCGCCGTTATATCCCTGATGATATTCGCACATTCACACAGCGTAATGGCGAAGAGATTGAACTTAACTTTGGTGGTTCAGTTAATGTGGTAGATGCTACAGACATGGACAACCCAAAGCTATGGAACTTGGAAGAACAAGGTTACCTTGGTAATGGCACTAAGGCTTATGTTGACTTCGAAGTCTACAGCGATGGTGCAGGTGTCCGTCTTGTTGGTGTAGCTGTTACTGAACACGTTCCGTATGAAAGCGGCGGTAGTGACAATCCCTACCAGAACGCTGATGTATTTAAGGTGGCATGATGCGAGTAGACATTGAGTTTTACTTTGACAAAGAAGTTGATGGCTTTGATGGTAGCGCCCGTATGAGCCGTGACGAGATCGAAGACCTATATGCTCTATCACAGATGATTACTGATGCTGTGCGAGGTGCAGGCTTTGATTATGTCATCAACACAGGTTTTGAAAAAGATGACGGAAACGTGATCTTTGGAGAGATCTGATGAAGTCAGGCAGGGTAATTGTTGACGGGGATATCGTAGCGTATCGGTCAGCCTTCTCTGCTCAGGAAACTTCCCTTGAGGATGCAATACAGAAGGTTGATAACCTAATGCAATACATCCTCAGGGAAACACTCATTTTCCCTCTTGTAGACTTCTCTGAGGTCTATCTCACTGGGAAAGGTAACTTCAGGAATGAAGTAGCAAAGTTTGCCCCATACAAGGGGAACAGAAAGAACATAAGTAAGCCGATTTATTTACCTGACACACGACAACACTTGATTGATAACTATGGCGCTGTGGTCAGTGATGGTGAAGAGGCAGACGATCTTATAGCTATTGCAGCTACCAAATATGGTAAAGATGCTGTGGTGGCTTCTGTAGACAAAGATATGCTACAAATTCCCTGTAAACACTTTAACTTTACCAAAGGCACTTGGACTGAAGTTGGTGAGTTTGATGGCCTAAAGTTCTTCTATAAACAGATCCTAACTGGTGACAGTGCGGACAACATAATGGGTTTATACAGAGTGGGGCCAGTCAAAGCTGAGAAGATGGTTGAGGGTTGTAGCACAGAGGAAGAACTCTGGGATGCAGTCTTAAAAGCATATGATGGCGACATCGAGCGGGTAGTAGAAAATGCTCGTTTGTTGTGGCTACGAAGAAAAGAAGGAGAGATATGGGAACCGCCCACGGACTAAAACATGGGTATCGTTCTGGGCTAGAAGATAAAGTCTCTAAGCAACTACAAGAGTCAGGGGTATCCTTCGAGTATGAAACACTCAAGATCCAATATGAGGTGAATGAGACCCGAAGGTATACTCCTGATTTTGTTTTGCCTAACGATATCATAGTTGAAACGAAAGGTAGGTTTGTAGCTGCTGACAGGAAGAAACATCTTTTGATCAAACAGCAACATCCACATCTTGACATTCGTTTTGTGTTTAGTAATTCTAGAGCCAAGCTGAGTAAAGGAGCCAAGTCAACATACGGTGAATGGTGTGAGAAACATGGCTTCTTGTATGCTGATAAAGAAATACCACAGGAGTGGCTGAATGAAACTACTAACGCTAGTAAGCGACAACGCCCTAAGTAAGGCTAAACCTTTAACCGCAGAGGAAATCAATGCTAGAGAAGATAGTGAACGCATTTGGGCGACTATTGCGCAGTGTAAGCTCGAAGCCCAAGAGCAATGCAGATCAGTCTGGGAAGATGCCTACTGGAAAGGAAAAGCTGACGGGCGTTTCGACAGAGGAAACTAAGACCTTAATCTGGGGTGTCGTTGAAGGGCCTATCAGTATTGACGAGTTTCCAGAAGAGGAACTTGAGAATATGGACATCGACCAAGGTTATGAGTGGATGCTCGTATGTAAGATCGAAGAGGACGGGAAGATTGGATTAGCTAACTTCTGGTATCCCACCCTTGATGAAGCTAACGCAGTAAAGTGGTATTTCGACAGTAATATCGAACCACTGGAGATTATGTATGACTAAGACAGCAGTAGTATTCAGTTGCGCTCACACTGACCCTGATGTAGGAAATGAGCGTTTCAACTGGTTGGGTAAGTTCCTATACGATCTTAAACCCGACATGGTAATTGACTTGGGTGATGGCGCTGATATGCGGTCGTTAAACACATACGACACTCGTTACCCACAGGCAGTATGCAGCCAAAGCTACGAAGGTGACATCAACGCTTACAACGATGCTCAGGAGCGTCTGCGGTGGGCTTTCCGTCACCACAAGCGTAAGCGTCCATTCTGGATTGGCTTTGAAGGTAATCACGAGAACCGCATTAAGAAGGCTATTGCACATGATCCAAGACTTGAGGGACAGAAATACGGGATATCCTTCGCCCATCTTCAAACAAAGCACTGGTTCGATGAATACCACGAATACCAGAATAGCGCACCTGCAATCGCTGACTACGAAGGCGTATCATACGCTCATTATTTCTCTTCTGGTAACTATGGTTCAGCTACTTCTGGTCTTCACCATGCTTACACCCTACTCCAGAATAGGAATCATAGCTCTACTTGTGGTCACAGTCATAAACGCAGTATCTATTTCAAGGACAGCGCACACCCTAATCCAATCATTGGGGCGGTTGTAGGCTGCTACAAAGGCGCTGAAGAGGGTTGGGCAGGTCAGGCTAACAATGAATGGTGGAAGGGCGTTCTGATCAAGCGTGAGCTATCTAATGGTGTCTACGAACCTGAGTTTGTATCAATGGAGAGGTTGAAGAAACAGTATGGGTAAGCGAAGCAATTTCGATAGGGTTGAAAGAGACTACTACCCGACCCCTATTGAAGCTGTGGAGCCGTTGATTGACCACCTGCCGTATAGTTTCGACTATGTTGAGCCCTGTGCAGGTGACGGTAGGTTGGTCGATCACATTACTCAGTTAACACAGGGACAAGGCGAATGTCTCTTTATGGGCGACATAGAACCTCAAGACCCTCGTGTTAATCAGGTAGATGCCTTACAGATTGATTTAGGTAGCTATAATGTGGTTGACTTCTGTATCACTAACCCACCTTGGGACAGGAAGTTCTTGCACCCATTTATTGAGCATTGGCTTAACATATGTCCTACTTGGATCTTGTTTGATGCTGACTGGATGCACACTAAACAATCGGCTATGTATATGACTTACTGTCGTAGGATTGTGTCAGTTGGTCGTGTCAAGTGGTTTGGTAATATGACAGGTAAAGACAACTGTTGTTGGTATCTCTTTGATGCAGGTGGTGGACTTGAGACACACTTTCACGGAAGGATGATATAATGATTACTGGAGACGACATCGAAGCCTTTGAGGAAATGTTTGGCTACTGGGGTGCTGACTATGGCACTAAGGCTCGTGTAATGAACATGACTAATCAGGCTATGGTCAAAGAGTTCTGTAGCAAGTCTGAACAAGAGCCTGACCCAACACTCTACTTTAATCTTGTTGTAGAAGAATATGACGAGGTTATGAAGGCACGAACTGGAGTTGACGAACTAAAGGAACTAGCAGACCTAGTTTACGTTATCTATGGCTATGCCAACTCTCGTGGATACGACCTTGACGAAGCTGTTCGCC